GTTGGCAACAACACGACCAACGACAACACCGTAGTCAGAACAAAAACTTCTATACACATCAGATTGTGTAAGTTTCAAAGAAAGAATTTCCAAGAAATCAAAATCTTGGTCAACTTGTACTTTGATGGTTTTGTCAGATTGTGTACTATTTCCTACTGATGTTCGTATCCTATAAGTTTTAGGCATAATTGTTCTTTCTCATAAATAGTTAATCTCTTATTTTACAAAAATAGTTGAAGTAATTTCCTTGTGAAGGTTATTGTTTCACACGGACACCGATATCTGTATTGGAATATCTGATTTGATAAAATTCTGTTGGTTCTGCGTAGATAATATCGTCAATTAACTTAATTTGTTTTGTGGTTGAATCTTCGTATTTTTGTGCTGTTTGTGATGATGAGTACTTGCCACCCACTCTTCCAAACACCTTAACATCAGATATATTAACAACACCCTCAATATTTTGAACTATACTTTTAATTTCAGATATTAAAACATTTTGGCCAAATTCTCTTGCTTGTGGTATCATATAATCATTAACCTTTGTAATAACATCAGAAATGATTGAGTTTTGGTTTGTATTTTTTGCAATAGAAATATAAATTTCAAATGCTAAATCAATAACTTTACCAGTTGTAACACTAATATAGTCATTCATCATTCTGTATTTTGCTAAATAATTTGCAACATTATCTTTTAATACTGTTGGTACATTTTGTGTCATTTTACCATTAGTATCCTGTGTTAATAATACAACATTTATTTTGTTATTATTTTCTATAATACCTACTTTAGCTGGTATTCCGAATTGTCCTGGCATTTTTTGTATTAAAGAATAATAGTCACCAATTGTTACCGCTCTGTTTTGTGATGAAAAATTAAAAGTAACCAAATTTCTTACTTCTTCAACCGATGGTGGATTTGCTCCGCCAATAGCTGCAGTTACGTTGGTACATTGAATTGAGTTTCTAACAGCGTTCGCGATTTCAACAGACGCTCCATTAACATCAAACAATACATTACCAACAGTATTGATAACATTGACACCAACATTACTTTCAAGTCCACCACCAACTCTATATTGAATAAATAAAGTGGTATTAGGTGTTGGGATATAACCCAAACTTAAATTATTTTGATAGTCATTAATTCTTAGTGGTACACCTGTTTGTGCAAAAGAAGCTAATTGGTCATCAGCGGATGTATTACCACCACCAAATGTTAACTTTAAAAAGTTTTCAGGTGTAAACTCAGTAATAAATTTATTGCTAGTTTTAAGATATTTTCCAACACTAATATTTGATTGGTCAGTCGTTTTTCCCGGTTCAGGAATAAAAACAGTGTCTTCGGCTAAAGCTTGAACTTCATACCATTTACCAACAGGACTTAAAAATTCTTGGTATGATGGAACGTTATTATAGGTAATACCATCTTTTTGTATAATTGACAAAACATTAACAACATTTCTTTCAGGTAAATATAAACTTAAAAATGGTGTTGCATCTGCCGATGTAATAACTTTCTTGAATACTTTTGTAATACCATTAACAACTACTTCTCTTTTTACGATATTATAACTTTGGACGTTGTTTGACGCATCTAAAATTGGTATTACTTTTTGGTTTGCAATTCCTGATGAACTAAATGCTGAAGAGAAATCAATATCATTTGGATTTTCAAATGTTTGTCCCGCACCAACAAATTGTGAACCCGCTTTTAGTACACCCATATATTCAGGGTTTGGTCTATCACCAAATACAGGTACATTAATACTAATGTCACAAACTGCTATTGATGGTCTATTACCAGGTATTTTCAAACCATAAGTCCTTGCAATGTTATAAATTGAACTTCTTTGTTTGGCAAATTCAAGAACCGTCTCTTGAATGCTTCTGTCAATATGATAATGTAAGTTATCGGTTACGGCAGCGTTTAAATCCATCAATACTGAAAAAATTGATGCGTCATTAAAATTGTCAATTAATTCAGGATAATACTGTCTAGTATAATCAATAAGTTCTTGTCTTATAGCCGCGAAATCTCGGACGGTATAGGATATTCTTTTCTCAGCCATTTATGTTAAATATTTATAATTACAAAATCTTTTGTTTGAAATGCGTTATCGCTAATTGTATAATCAATTCTCATTTTAGCCGTGTACTCTGAAGTGTTTCTACCGGCAACTCTATAAACACCATTTCCTAAATTTTCCGTGTTTAAAGTACCAACTGATTCGTACTCATCATATGGTAAAACAATAATATCATTAATAATTAAATTAGGAATATACTTACTAACATTATCTCTGATATCATCTTTAATTGATTCAAACGTAACACCATCTAATGGTTCAAAAATAAATTCATAAATTTTAGTACCGAAATCAGGTAAATAATATCTACTACCTTTTCGGGTTAAAATCAAATGAATTAAGTTACTTCTAATTTCTTGGTCAGGATTTTGAGACAAAGAAAGGTAATCCCCCTTTAACGAATCATTAAAAGGAAAATTAATACCATAAGTTACACCATTAGCCATTGTCTATAAATATAGTTGTATTCCCTTTTTTGTGAGCAGGAAAAAAAGGACAATGTCTACAACCATTACCACAACAACTACCCCTTCTTAAATGAAACTCTTTTGTGAACACATAAATTCCATTTTCAATATAAAAATCAGAAGGGAGAAGTTTTTGACTTCCCCCTTCCGAATTATTCATAGTTTTATTTTGATTAAACAATTTCACACGCTCCCCCGCCGCAAGCGACAGAATCTGAAAGTGATGTATCATCTTGTAATTCAATAACTTTTGATAAGTCAATTGACTGTAATTTAGAAAATAATCTTTCGTATTCTTCTTTGGTACAATCTTCAAAAGGTGCTTGAATATAACTACCCCCATTATAGGGTAATACCGATAATCCATTATAGAAATCTCTGTTATTCCACATCCATTCACCTGCCAATTCCCAATCTTCAGGTTTTAAACTGATTGTTGCGGATACGTTGTGACTGTTTGAGCCAGTTCTGTGACCAGGTTTAACCCACTCTTGTGTGATTTTCTTAACACGGTCCAACAATTGGAAAGGTGACTCTGTTCTTAAAATTGCTCCTTCGGGTGCTTTTTGTGGAACTGAAATAACTGCCGTGTCATGTGGACGGAAATATTCATCTTCAACCAACTCAGGGTGATTTATCGCCAAGTATTGGTAAATAGATTCATTCTTACCTACACGAACTCTGCGAACATAATAGTCGTTGTGCCATGCGTGGATACCTGAAGATGTTCCCAATGTCAAAGATGTGGTTCCTGCTGGTTTTACAGTAGTTGTACGAGCTGATTTGTTGATACCAATCAAGTCAGCAACTCTTGCGTTTTCTTCTTTAACAAGTTTAGCAGCTTCTTTCATGTTATAACCCAATACAACACCTGAACCGATACCTGTCATTGATACTCCAATCAACGCATCTTTTTCAGTTGTACGTTTCCATACATCTCTCAAGTAATGGAAGTCGGTATAACCAGCTTGAAGTGTTCCGATGAAAGTTGCCGCTTTAACACGGTTGTTCAAATCTTCTTGTGATTCAATGTCAGAAACATTTACCTCACATAAGTTACAGAATTGGTTTGGTCTCAACGCGATTTCACAACATGGATTAGTTCCCCAATCTTTATCATTTGTAAAATAGATACCAGGTTCACCAGCTCCTGATGCTTCAACACGTTTCCACAAATCTAAGAAAAATTCTTTTGTAATTTTGTGTCTAACCAAAGCCGCTGAATTGTTAGCTCTACCTCTTTGTGGGTTTGTTTCCCACCATGTACCTGACTTACAAGAAATCATCTCTTGGTCATCAGCACTGAATAAAGAAATCAAAGCCGCTCTACGAATACCACCAGCAAGAACTGCGTCTGCAATGTGACATACCATATCGTGAACTTCAATTGATGATAATTTTTGACCATCTTCTTTTGCGTCCAACATACCTTTTAATTTGTGAATACAATCTTTCAAAGGTTGTGGTCCAGGTGCTTTACCACCTGATGTTACAAGTTGTGCTCCTTTTGGTCTAATATCTGAAAAATCAAATTCAGGTGTTGACAAATTTTCACCAAAGTAAGATTTCATTAATACTTTGATTGCGTCAGCCCAACCTTCAATTGAATCTCCAACTAAGAATCTTCTTGTTCTATTTGTATTAGGTTTTCTAATTTCAGGTAGTTTTTCTACGTGATGTTTTTGAACTGAATATCCAACACCTGTTCCACCTAACAATAAGAACATACTTTCAGCAAATGCGTCTAAGTGGTCAATCGGTAAATAAGCACAGTTGTAAATTCTGTTTGGTGAAATTTCAATTGGTTTACCACCAAACTGCATTGAGCGCATTGATGGTAAAACTTTTTTATCATAAACATATTTGTACACTTCCAAAATTTCACCAGCTAGTTGTGGGTATTTTTTGATGTGCATGTTCATGTTTCTTGTTACTAACTCTTCCCACGTTTCCCTCCTGTTTACATCAGGTAAGAATTTAGCGTATTTCATATACACCGTGAGGTCTGACAATATCTTTTGTGATGCGTCCATTTTTTTGTTTTCTTCTTGTTTAAATTTTAATTAATTGTTTGTTGTTGTTTTCTTTTTGCCAATAGTTCATTGACTCTGTTCCTATTTCGTTCTTCTTTTTGTTCTTCAAGACCCAAGAAAGTTACTGAACTTTCTGTATCAATTTCCATGAGTTCATTGTCAAATTTACAATTTTCAAACACGACACCATCTCGTCCAATTCTTGATTTGGTAATAGCTATTGTTGCGAGTTTCATTTCTTTTTGTTGTAAACTCTTTGCAACTGTTATGATAACGTGTCCTACTTGTGCCTTTTTAATTGAACCACCCATTTGGTCAGTAGTAACAACATCTGATGATATTGAACTTCTATTTCCTTGAGTTGCAGTCCATCCTGCTACGTCCAATTCGTGACACATTGCTTCAAATCCTCTCATCACGGAACCTTCACTTTTCCATTCATCCCCTAAGTTTTTGTCAGGAACAACACAATCAATATAGTCTAAACTAATCATATCAATTTTTGTTCCTTCGGCAATCATCTTTCTAATTTGATTTTTGATTTGACTCATTGTTAAGGTATCAGAAGCATATTTCTTTAAAATCAACCTGTTTGTTGTATTTTCTTTAATATCTCTAACTTTTTCCATAACAACATCTTTGTGGAATGAAAGTTCATCAGGAGCAATTCCTGTCCAAAGTGTGAAGTGTTTTCTTTGGATAATTTTTGGGTTGTCTTCAAAGAATATTTGAAGAACGTTGTAACCTAAATTAAATGCGTGGTTACAAATTTTTGTTAGTACTGTTGTTTTACCAACACCTGTAGGTGCTAAGATTACACCCAATTCACCTTTTGCTAATCCACCTTTCAATAAATTATCAATACCGGCAATTCCCATTGGGATTGGGTGTCTATAATCTTCATCTAACACTTGGTCCAAATTTGTGAATACATCGTGTTCAGCTTCGTCAATTTCACCAACCTGAAGAGCTTTGTTTACCATCTCTTCTAATTGGTCATAACTTTCAAAGTCA